ATCTGGATGAAGATCTTCGTGAAGAACTTAGTAACATCAAACCCACTCGTCCCGCCACTGTGGTTGCTGAAGATGATGAGAGTGAAGATGATGCACTCAGTTACTTTGCTAAACTTGCAGAAGACTGATTATCTGGGGGGGGGTTAATCCTCCCCCTTTATGGTCCGATGAGATGAGTGTTCTCGGTACGGATTAACTTATTATCAACGTATTGAGAACTTTGATCATAGTTCATAATCAGTCTCATATCGTTTAGAAACTGCTGAAGATAGATTGATTTAAGTAGGTAAATTGATCTTTTCTGATTATTTTTACGAACTTCATATTCATAGTTACTAACTCCCGTAACTGGATTCAAATCTGAAAGATATTGATCATTTGGATTTGGAATCACAAATGAGGAATCAATAACTTGACCAGCAGGAAGAATTAATCTACCCTTTGAGTCTTTAATTTCTGTTGTTTCATAATGATGAATATCATTTAGTGATGTTCCATATTTGTTATCGGAAAATCTATAAATGTCACGATCAGAAAGTGGCCACTGATCTCTAACATTCGTGATTCCAGCAGTTAATAAAACAACCCAGTCATAATCTGCTCTACCATAAAAACCTTCTGCAACTGTGTCTGGTCTTGCACCATCTGGTATTTGATACTTATCAAATGCAACAAAGTTTTTTTGAAGATCTTCACGGAGACGGACTCTTCTAAAAAGATTTTTGACTCTTACATATTCACGAGAAGAGTTCTTATGAGAAAGTGGTGATTGATATTGTAAATCTGGAAGTTCTCTAAAGTATGACATATTAGTATCCTACTCCTATTTGTCCTTGATCTGTATCATAATCTCCAAAGTAAATTGGATTGATTTCTTTAAATGTTAAAGTCATTTGAATATGAACAGGTGACCCATCTGCATATGTTGCATAAGGCCCAGATGCAGTGTAGTTAACTGAAATATCACTTAATGCACAAGGTTTAAATCTATTTAAGTAGGGATGTGGATTACTTCCAGTTTTATATTCAAGTTGAAAAGTGCTAGGAGCAGAAAGAAATAAACCCTGACTTGTTCCAGTACTTGGTTCATTCGGATTTCCAGTTCTGGCAGTCATTGTTTGTTTAAAAGTTCGAATGATGCTTTTAACTTCTTGTGCTTCTCTTTGAGATCTTGGTGAAAAATCAAACGAAAATGCAAAAGTTCTTAAGTTTACTCCTTGAAAAAGAAGTTCTAAGTTATTGTTCAAAATACTTCCAGTCGCTCTTGATATTAATCCAGTTATTGATACATTTCCTCCTAAACTATTTACGGCCCTTCCCGCTAATACATTAGTAAGCATATTTTGAGTTGTTGGATCAATATTTTTAAGTCCCGACAAAACTGAATTAGCTGCATTTTGTACTGCACCATATGGATCTTGCATTGCTCCAGAAGCTACTGAAAGACCAACAGCTTCTGCAGCATTGATTCCTTCTTGATCCCAACTTACAGATAAGGAATCTGCAATTCCTTGAGGAATAGGTAGTAATATTCGATATTTAACTGATTCATCTCCACGTTTAGATACTCTTTCACTATAACTTTCTACATTAATGTATGGGGCAGAACTAGAAACTGTAAATGGTTTGGATGATAAAACATAGTCAGATATCTTTATTTGCAAATAGTCCGTTTGATCATCGATTCTATCTAATGGATATCTATACATAGTGGATGACTCACCCACCAAACCCTTTGCACCAGAACTTAATGCATTAAGGGAATTTTGTGCTAGACTGACTCCGTTTTGAGCAATTGTAAATCCAGTTAGACTATTTGCCATCTATGTTTTTTTAGTTATTTATTCTGATATTACCAAAAGGAATCTGTTGTAGATCTTTAATCTCAGAAGGAAATACTTCGTATAATGATCCAGCAACTTCATTCCAAGTATATTGACGAGTTTCTCCCCAATGAAAGTTGATTCCTCTAAATCCCCATTGAAAAACATCAGTAACAGCAACTAATGGATTTTGATCATATTGAATATTTGGGGTTTTTGGATTATAAACAAAAACGTAATACTTTCCAGATTGAGGAACTTTACCACTTTCTGAAAGAACATTTAATATTTCTAACATCAAATCATCTGGATCTTCGTTGCCAATCAAGTTATCAGAAATATTGCGAATACGATTAACATTCGAATCAGTATCCGTTACATTCTTTCCTGTTCTTTGCTTAAGAGTTTTTCTTGGCATTACTTGATATTTAAGTCAATTTCCGTAAGAATCTTGAATTCATAACCTCTGTCCATACACCACTCTTTTGCTGCTTCCCACTTTGCTTGATTTTTAGCATATTCATAAACTTCGTAGATATATCCTTTTGTTTTTCTTTTTTGAGGTATTGGTTCTACTGTTTGTTTTTTTGGTTTAATCTCAATCAAATATTTTTTGATTTGACCATTACTTTCTTTGACTTTGATATAAAAATCAGGAAAATATCTATGAATCTTATTATCTATTGGCGATCTATATGGAAGAGCAATTTCTTCAGATTTCCATTCTAAAATATTTTCATTTGTGTCGCAATAAATCATAAATTTGCGTTCCCATAATGACCTATAAATTATTGAAGTTACATCACCACGATATTTTTCGGGAAAGGATGGTTTATATTTTCCTTTATATGACATCTAAATATCTATAATAAAACTTTTATAATAGGTATTTAGAGTGCCTACTCCGCGCAAAATATCTCAGATTAAACCATTACTCACAAATCTAGCCCAGACATCACATTACCAAGTGAATTTTGGTGGTTTGTCTGGAGGATTAAGATCCTATTTGTTTTATCGTGGAATTGATCCCATTTTTATTGGAGAATCGGTAGGACTTTTGTGTAGTTCTGCATCTCTGCCTGGAAGTTCCTTTGCAACAACTGATATTGTTGGAAACTTTCCTGGAGTTACAGAAAAGTTTGCTCATACACGCGCATTTACACAAATAGATTTAGAGTTTTATGTTGATAAAGATTACAGAGCTCTGAAGTTTTTAGAGCATTGGATGGAATATATTTCAGGAGCATCAACAGCATCTCCTTATAATAAAGGATATTTTTTCAGAATGCAATATCCAGAAAATTATAAAACTGATCAAACAAAAATCGTTAAGTTTGAAAGAGACTATAATAGAACTTTGGAATATACTTTTTATGGTCTTTTTCCTTTAGCACTTAACTCAATTGTAGTCACTTATAATACATCAGAAATTTTAAAAACAACCGTATCATTTAACTATGATAGATATGTTTGTGGAAGAACTCTAAGTGTTGATGTGTTCAAAGGAACTGATAATAATCGTGATGGAGTATCTCAACAGAACATATACACAAATAGTAGTAATACACCTTTAATCTATAGAACTGGAGCATCTCTTGGAAATGAAAGCGGTGTGAGAGCAACGATTACACCTCCAGGAAGTGTGATTCCCACAATCGTTGATCCATATTCATATTCGACAAATAACTCTGCATCAACTGGAAAATCAATCGATATTGGAACCCGCAGAGTGTTCTAAATACTTTTACTGAAATTTCTATAGGTCATTATGCCTTTACCAAAGATTGCAACACCAACATATGAGTTGGAAATTCCTTCTAATAAAAAGAAAATTAAATATAGACCTTTTCTAGTTAAAGAAGAAAAGATTTTAATCATTGCTATGGAGAGTGAGGACACAAGTCAGATTGCATCTGCGATTAAAGATGTAATAACAAATTGTATTTTTACAAAAGATATTAAGGTTGATGAACTTTCGACTTTCGATATTGAATATTTGTTTTTAAATATTCGCGGAAAATCAGTTGGAGAAGAAGTTGAAGTTCTTGTAACGTGTCCAGATGATAATCAAACTCAAGTTCCCACATTTATTTCTCTTGATGAGATCCAAGTTCAGTTTGATCCTAAACACTCAAGAGATATTAAGTTGGATGATTCCTTAACTCTTCGAATGAAGTATCCTTCGATGGATGAGTTCATTAAAAGTAACTTTGCCACTGGTATCGAAATTAGTGTCGATGATACTTTTGATTTGATTGCTTCTTGCATTGAACAAGTTTATTCTGAGGAAGAATCTTGGACCGCTGCTGATTGCACGAAAAAAGAACTCAAAGAGTTTTTAGAGCAAATCAGTTCAAAACAGTTCAAAGAGATTGAAAAGTTCTTTAATACGATGCCAAAACTTTCTCATAACATCAAGGTGACAAATCCAAATACTGGTGTAGAAAGCGAAGTTGTTTTAGAGGGGCTATCTTCTTTTTTCGTATAAGTATGGCGCATGAAGATCTTGCGTCATACTATAAAGTTAATTTTGCCTTGATGCAGCATCATAAATATAGCTTGACAGAACTAGAAAATATGATTCCTTGGGAAAGAGAAATTTACTTATCTCTTCTCCAACAGTACATTGAAGAAGAAAATCTAAAGAACGGCATTTCAAATGGCTGAGTTTTCATCACCAATACTGGGGGGTATTAGAGTAGCTAGAAGAACTATATCTTCTAGTGCTTTTAGATCTAATGCTGCTTCTGCCGAAAACTCTGGAGAAACTGCAGCCTTAAATAGAAACCAACTTGCTCTTGCAACGATCTCAAATCAACTGACTGGTATTTCTCAGCAAATGAGAGATTTGAGTGCATCCTTGGGTGTGCTTTCGAATTCTATTGCAACTGATTCTGGTTTAGAGAGACAAAGAGAAATATTAAAACAAAATCAAGAAAGAATTCTTGCTGAACAAGCATTAAGGTCTGGAAAAGAGAGCATTATCGAAAGAAAGATGCAATCTGCACTTCTTGCTCCTGCTCAAAAAATATCACAAAAAGCACAAAGAATTTTTGTAAGTTTACAAGGATTCTTTATAACTCTTTTGAGTGGTTGGTTAATCAATCAAGGTATTGAAACTCTAAGAGCACTTGGTCAAAATAACCAAAAAAAACTTGAAGGAATTAGAAATAATGTCCTTAAAAATATTGCGATCATTGGTGGAATATATCTTGCCTTAAGAGGTGGATTTTCCCTTTTAACGAGTATAGTTTCCAGAACAGTAGGTTCTATATTTAATGCGGTTCGTAAAAATTTATTTGTAAAACCAATAGAAGCACTTTTAAATGCTGTTAAGGGTGCTGGGGTAAAACTTGCGGAAACATTTGGACTAAAACCAAAAGAATCTAAACCAACTGGAGGAGGGGGTGGAAAAGCCACTGCGGTAGAATCCGCCATAAAAGGTACTGCTAAAGGAGAAGTAGAAGGAGGAATTCTTGGTATAGGTAAAAGAGCATTTTCTAGATTAGGGGGAGCAGCAAGAGGTTTTGGTCTTCCCCTTTTAACTGGATCTGCATTTACTGCTTATGATATTTCGAAAGGAGAAGATCCAAAGAGGGCAGTTGCAGGAACAGTTGGTGGAATGTTAACATCGGCGGCGGCATTTACACTAGGATCTGCAATTCCAATTCCTGGAAGTGGAGTTGTTGCTGGTGCCCTTGCATATGGTAAAGGTGAGGAGTTTAGTAAAGGTCTTTCTGATAAGTTTTTAGGAACATCCGCAAAAGCACAACCAGTAACACCAAAAGTTGAACAAAAATCGCAAAAAAAAGAAACGGAACAAGATTTTAGTCAAAAACCAAAGTATGGAACCATGAATTTATCTTTGGGCCAAATAAACGCTCAAGATCAACAAAATCAAAATGTTCAAGAATCGCAAAAACCAGAGGGAACTCAGACAAGTGTGACATTTCCTTCTATAACTTCTTCAAATGCATCCGTTATATTTAATTCTGAAGCATTAGTACAACCACTCAAATCAGAAGGTTCTGTCGAAAAATCAACAACTGTTGGCCCGTTACCAAAAGCAAAACCAAATGTTGTAGTAGTACCTCCATCCCAACAAGAAATACAATATGCTCCATCTGGAAACACTGGTGGACAAGCAAACTCTGTGCCTAATATTTCGGCATCAAATCCAGATAATATGTACGTGTTATTTTCTCAAATGAACTATAATGTAGTATTCTAAAATGGCAGTTGCACAATCTACCTATAAATCGGCAATAGATATTTCGAATATTAATAAAAGTGTTTCTTCTTTTCAAAAAGGAGTTTCACAAGCAAAAAAGTCTGCACAAACCGCAAACACTATTCTTTTTAAGCAAACAAGATTCAAAAGAGAATCAATATCAAGAGATAACTTTCTTTTTCAAAAAAGAAGAGAATCTGCAAGAAGAAGAGAACAAGAAGATATTATTGAGGCATCTGGAATTGGTGGAGCAGTTAAAAGGCAAGGAAAAGTCATTGCTGCAAGCACTAGAGGATTTTTAGGAAGAATTTTTGATTTTGTAGGAACTGTTTTGACTGGATGGATCATCAATAATCTACCAGGAATTATTAAACTTGCAGAAGCTCTAATCAAAAAAATACAAAAAACAGTTAGTGTTTTGGGGGGATTTATAACTGGAATAACAACAACTTTATCTGGATTTGGATCTTTAATTGGGAGTGGTCTTGCAGATTTAGTCAACTTTGACTTTGGAGATTCATCTAATCGTGTTAAAAGATCAATGGATTCGATGACTTATGGATTTAAAATAATGAGTAGTTCAATAGAAGATGCATTAGATGTTTTGAGAGAACCTTTGGATTTTGGTGCTCCTAAGGATGGGGAAGGGGAACCATCAGCACCACCACCTTCTTCTCCAGGACCTTCTTCTCCAGGACCTTCTTCTCCAGGAACAACATATAAACCACCTAGAGGGCAAGAAACAACTGGCGGCGGTAAAGTTCTAAATCCACAATCTGGATATTCATATTTGCGTCAACTTGGTGTTAATCACATACATGCCCTTGGTATTCTAGCAAACATTAAGGGAGAAAGTGAATTTAGAATAGACAGTAAACAACCAGATGGGCCTGGTATTGGGTTATTTCAATATTCAGAAGCATCAAGAAAAAATGCATTTCTTCAAAATGTTCCTGATTACAAAACTAACTGGAAGGGGCAAATAAAATATGCAATTGGTGAGGGTGCAGGTCCAGCATTTTTAAAAACACCATTTTCTTCTGCGGAAGAAGCAGCAGATTGGTGGATGAGAAACTGGGAAAACCCATATTCAGGAGTCTATACCGAAAGAAGAAGAAAACATAACCAGTTTATTAAGTCCTTTAAACCTGGGGGAGTTGAGAACAAAATACCACAGGAAACACAAGCACCTTCTCCACAACCTACGGCAGGACCCGTAGCAGGAACTCCAGTTATTGACAGACAAAAAAGATTAACAGTAGGAACTAATATTCAAAATGTTGGAACGGTTACAAGTTTAAGAGGACCTAGAAGAGGAGGATGGCACGGAGGTCTTGATATTGGTATGGATGTTGGAACTTATATCTCTTGTAAGTATCCAGCAATTGTTGATGTTGCCAGTAAAGAATATGGATATGGAAACTTTATTGATATAAAAATTCCATCTTTAGGTGTAATGTTAAGGTTTGGTCACCTGAGTGAAATATTAGTTAAATCTGGAAATATTCCTGCAGGAACTCCTTTTGCTAGAAGTGGTAATACTGGAGCTAAAACTACTGGCCCGCATGTGCATATTGAAGCACACGGATTTAGTGAAACGCCAAACCAACTTGCATATGGTGGAGATAGAGATCCTAGTCCTTATATTGAGTTTCACTA